ATATTCATTCTTCTATCCTTAATCACTAGTCTTGAAAATAAGGGCATCGTAGGAGGATACTACTTCCCGTCCAGTGTACACCTCACAGTACTCAACTTCATACATCTCTCCTTTATGAATACCATAGTTCCTTTTGTTTAGGAACTTGTAAACTTTGCCAGCATTAATATTTGGCTCATCAGTCCAAGAGCCTACGTTACCATCCCGACATTCTACAACAGGTGTATCATCTGGTAGGTTTGCAATCAACGCTTTTAATTCTTTAATGTTCATAGATCACCCCTGTGCACCAATCAAGTACCATTTATCATTTTGTTTCTCAAAGTGCCAAATCTGACTAATCTTCTCTTCAACCTTATTCACAACCCCCACAACTGTAGCTGTGTACTCCACCGATGCACGTAGCTTACCTTGTTCAATTGAGCAATCAAGCACATTATGCTGATATTGTTCAACTGTACAAGGATCTGACAATGTGCTATCAACATTCATGTACTTTGTGTTATTACCCACCCAAGCTTTGTTATCAGCATTCTTCTGGAAATTAAAGAAGATGTCCATAGCTTTCTGATCAATATCTGCAAATTCATCCTCTAGGGAATACTGCATATTTGCTTTCTCCATCTTAATCTGTCGTTTGGCTAGAAAGAATAGCTTATAAGCTCCATAAGCAATAACTGCAAGCACACCCATAAACACAATGAACTGAATCAACCCACCTAGCATACCCCAGAAAGAGAAGCTACTTTTATGTTCAGGGAACACCATTCGTTGCTGCTGTGGGGCATATGTAGGTTGCTGATAGTTTTCTTGTTGAACACTCTGAGGGGCAACCTGTTGCGGAATCCCCTGAGCATTGTAATACTGTCCCGGATTTTGTGGTGATGTGTACACCCCTTGGTGAGAAGGACTACTAATAAGAGAGCTAATAGCTTGAGCTGCAAGAATACCACCACCCACTCCAGCAGCAGTTGTAGCAATCTGTCGCATTGCAGAAGGCTGCTGATACGTGTTTTGAGGGGTATTTGAGGAGGGATAGCTATTAACCTGACGTGACGTACTACCTGAGCTATAAGAGCTGTTTCCAGTGTACGAACTATTGGATGAAGTGCCACTTGGTCGTGAGTATGTAGAGCTACTGGAAGGACGACTCACACTTCGTGACACACCCATTCCAGAGGAGGAGCTTGCACGAGCACCACCAAAGGCTGCTTCAGATGAGACGTGGAAGGTTAGTAGGGATAGGGCTAGCATTGGTACGATAAGCTTTTTCATTCAGATGTTTCCTCTAGCTCAATAACTTCAATATCATAACCACAAAAATCTTTATCTATAGATAGGTCAGCTAGTGGGTATTTAGCTTGGACCTCGCACAGGGCTTTCATATCCATTGCATCACATTCAATATAGTATTTATTCCACTGCTCATCAGTCCACTCCATTGAATCGGCACAATCAATATACCCTTCATATACAGCTCTCAGTTCCTCTAATTCGTTAAGGGCTTGATAGTTAATTTCCCCAATATTACCTATAAACCCATTCGCAGCCTCTTCTGTAGAGAAGGCTTTAACATTCCACTCTCGCCACTCGTCATACTGCCCACTACTAGCTGTGACAACCCAAATATTCATTTTGTTTCTCCTTTTAGGATAGCTTCGTAAGCTGTGATGACAGCCTTTAGTCTAGCAATCTCTTCTTTATAGTCATCAATTTCTTTCTTACGCTCTAGTTCAACCTCTACAGCAGCTAACACATGCTTCTTAGCTAGCTGCGATTGTAGTGTGTTTAGAGTGATTTGTACACTATCTTCTTTGTCCATTATTCTCTCCTTATTGATTTGATGGGTAGAGTATATCCCCAGAAGGGTGGGAATGCAATAGGGAATGTGTAAAGATTTCTTTATGATTGGTGGTTGACATAGGACGACGAATGGTTAATTATTTTATGTGAAAGCTTGACAACGAGTCCTTAATAGTGAGAAGATGAATATGAGTGAGGGAATAATACAAAAGCTACTTAATTTATCCCATATGTATAGGAATAAAAGGTTCATATGTATAGGACAAATTGTCTCTTTATATAGAATGATTAAGATAGAAAGAATAATATAGATTTAAAAGCTTATAGGACTAAAAATCCTATACTGTTTGACAAGCAGATCAAGAACAGATAGATTCGTATCAGGCTGTAGATCTTGTCTTTGTTTCTCTTCTTTACATCATTGTTTTGGTGCAAGAACGAAGTGACAGAGAAAGAAATAGGGTATAGGATAAAAAGTCCCATACCTATAAGATAATTTAAGAAGGAGCTACAAAATGAGTCTAATTATCCCAAGACCTCTACTTTCTTGGATAGATGAGAACAGGGGGGAGATGAGCCGTCAGTCTTTCATCCTACGGTGTATGTTCAAATTGAAGGAGATTCAAGACATGACAAAATAAATAAATGCTTCATAAAAACTATAGATGTAGAGACTTAATAACTAAAGGTGTACAAATGTGAATACAGATGAATTTTATAAGATGCCCAAATCGCTAGCGATGGCAGATGGGTATATGAGTAAGAGGACTGGAGAAGCTGTAAAGCTTTCTGCAAGTGCTAAGATAATTTATACCTACATGCTCAGCAAAAATGAATTCTTTACGGAGACCCTCAAGGGTAAGCACTATGAAGCCCAAGCAACGATTGCTAAATGTTGTGGTGTTGAATACAAATCAGCAGGTACAATACTAAGATCATTCCTAGATCATGAAATCCTAGAGGGTAAGAAGCTACGTCCTGATCAGGGGCAGTGGAGGTGGTTTTACTACAAGGTTCATTCTGATTTGATCTTATGGGAAGGTAGCGTTGCAGACCACCAAATAATCGAAGAGAATAAGCCTAAGTATGTGGAGAAAACAGTAGTAAAACCGGCGATAGCACCAAAGCCATACATACCCCAACCCTCGTCCGATTGGGACGATAGTCAGTTACCTTTTTAGGAGAAAAACATTATGACAAATCCAATGAAAAAGAATATGAAACGTGGCGATATTTACAGTACAAAGAGTGGTGACGTAGAGATCAAGGTCGTACTGAACTCAGATGAGGTTGTTATTCGATTTGTGGATACCGACTACTATACAATTTCGAGTAAGTCTAATATCTGTAGTGGTAAGGTTAAAGATTTAATGAAGCCAAGTGTATATGGAGTAGGATTCCTTGGTGCGGGGAAATACAACAGAACCAATTCACCGACATCGTATAGTAAGTGGGTTAGTATGTTACACAGATGTTATGTGGACACCAACCTGAGCTGGTACAGGTACGGTGGTAACGGTGTATCTGTGTCAGAGGAGTGGCATAATTTCCAAAACTTCGCAGAGTGGTATGAAAACTACAAGTATAAAGAAGACGGCTGGCATCTAGATAAAGATATACTTGTTAAGGGTAACAAACTTTATTGTAAAGAATTTTGTTGCATAGTGCCACGGGTTATCAACCAATCCCTTTATCTAGGGTGAGCCACCGAGGTGAGTATGCTGTCGGTGTCACTTGGGACAAGAAGGCAAAACGTTACGCAGTGCAGTTAAATGGTTTTGGTATTCACTTCAAGGCATTTCATATGATGTACAGATCAGAACGTGAAGCATTTATGGAATATAAGGCAGCAAAAGAAAGTTATCTTGTATCACTAGCATACGAATGGCGAGGGCGTATAGCCCCTAAAGTATTGAAAGCATTAGTGGAGTATGAAATTGAATGGAACGATTAACTGAACATTTGTGTGAACATTGCGGAGAAGTAGAGGACCTATGTTCATGTTATTTTTCTGATTATGTACTGGAAAAGTCTGAAATTAAACCTAGATTCGAGTATGCATTTGAGAATTTGACCAATGAAAATAGTATTTTTAAAAGAAATTTACCGATAAAGTAGTTAAAACAGCTTACCCTATTGCTTTTTACTAGAATAGGGTATATACTTTCTCTTATGAACTGAGGGAATCTTTAGTAATCAATCGAAGTACACATGAACCCCGGCAGATAGTGTATGGCTTCACTGCACGTAGGGTGAGACGTTGTATTACTGGTAACAAATAGTGTCTATACACTTAATGGGCTCTGACCATAGATACCAACCCATTACAAATTCTAAAGCTCTATGCTGCCTCATGTTTGGCTACTTCATTCTTAGTCTAGAATAATGTGAAGTTGTCGAAGGTTAGATTCCTTCAAGGTTCAGCTCCCAATTTAAACAAACTAAAAAGAGAACTTATAATGTCCCAAGATGAATTCGGTAATGAAATCCCAACCCCCGAAGCTGATGTACTTCCTGTAGAGCCTGTCTCAGAAGTTATCCCTGTGCTAACTGATATTGTAGAGGCAGTTCCTGTGGAATCAGTAGTGGCTGTCAAGCCTACTGAACTAGAAAAGCTAGAAGCTCTGATTGATAAGCTGGAACTAGTAAGTGTTAAAGAAGTAAAGGCAGCAATTGCTTTTATTAAAGCTCTAGTCTAAGAGCTAAAAGGATTGTGTGAATGCACAGGCTGATGTGCACAACTCACCATAATTTACAGTAAGTCGTGAACTGTAAAGCTGGAAATCAGTACCAGCCACACAATGTACACTTGACCGAGTGGTTTAAGGTTGATTCTGGTAAGATAGTTAGTGTGCCCACCAGAAGGGCTATACGCAACTACCATAGGTTCGAATCCTATAAAGTGCAACCCAAACAACAAAGCTCCTATAAACCTACTCCCTCTCCTTATAAAGCTTTGTTCTCCTCGCAGGCTTATGACAACTATTGCTTTCCTCCTTCTCAATAGTAGTCTCCTTAAATAGCCCTGCATTAAAGACTATTCATTTCCTCTCCTTAATGGATGTGTCTTTAGCATCATCTAGCTAGTTCTCTCCTTCTAGTCTAGATGATGCATTTCTAAGAATCTTCCTTCTGTTGAATATTGTACGGAATTTGGTATTTAGCCAATAAAGTCCTACGAGGATTCTTAGAAATGCATACAATAATCTTCTAACACCCCGAGGTAATTAGATGGCACTTGAACACAAAAGGGGTGATAGTTTGGATTACCTTGCAGTTATTCCTCCTAGTTTTGCTGATGGATACTTTATTGGCTGGACTGTCGCCTCACAGGTTAGATCCTTCCAGTATGACCTTTTGATAGCCACCCTAACTTGCACATGGGTTGATCCCACCCTTACACGGTCTTTACAAGTAAGAGAAATTGATACCTCTGATTGGAAGCTTGGTAAGGCTTTAATGGATGTACAGTTCATTCGTACAAGTGATGGCTATACAATTAGTACAGACACTGTAGAGATTGATATCGTTAGAGACATTACCCAATTAAATGTATTGGTGTAAACAATGGCAGATACCATTACTCTTACATTTACAAAGAATAGTCCCACCTTCATATTAAACCCTGTTCTCCCTGAAGACCTTCCTATTTCAATGGCTGAGGCTATTCAAGGTGAGAAAGGAGATCCAGCAACTTCCTTTGTATGGACACAATCCACAGCATTAGCTACTTGGACTATTCCACACAACCTTAATAAATACCCTTCAGTTAGTGTAGTTGATACCTTGGGTAATTTAGTTTACCCAGACGTGTCCTACATAGATGAAAATATTATTCAAATTAAACACGGCTCCCCTTTTGCGGGTTCAGCATACTTAAACTAAGGATTCCCGCATGAAGATTACTAACACGTTTAATGCCAATGGCTTTGGCATGATTAACTTGGCAAGCGCTGTCAACCCACAAGATGCTGTCACTCTTGCACAACTACAAGCTGCTGCTCTTGGTTATTCTTGGAAGCAACCTGTCCGTGCAGCTTCTCTTGCCAACATCACTCTGTCCGGTACACAAACCATTGATGGTGTTAGCCTAGTTGTAGGGGATCGCTTTCTAGTAAAGAACCAGAGTACAGCATCAGCCAACGGTATCTATGTTGTAGCATCTGGTTCATGGAGCTTAGCAACAGACTTCAACCTAAGTTCTGAAGTGCTTGGTGCTTCAATGTTTGTGAGTGAAGGTACTACTCAAGGTAATACAGTTTGGCTCTGCTCAACAGATGCCCCTATTACCATTGGTACAACTGCCCTAGCATTCATGCAGATTGGTGGTGGTACAACTTACAGTGCTGGTACAGGCATCATCTTCACAGGTGGTGTCATTTCTGTAGATGCTACAGTAGTCGCCAAGAAAGCATCAGCTACTATTGGTGATGGTACTTCTACTACAATTACTTTCACACATAACTTGAATACACAAGACATTATTCTTGCAGTAAAAGAAGTTAGTACAAACATTGGTGTGATTGTCGATTGGGTAGCTAACGGCGTTAACACTGTACAACTTACTTTTGGTACAGCACCAACTACTGGCCAGTATCGTGTAACAGTGGTGGCGTAATGAAGTACCTTGGTGGATCAACAGCTAACACTAAGGATGTAGTAACACAAGATCAGATTGTAGGTATTGCTAACTTTACGTACACGTTGAATATTGCATCTCCTAACGCAACAGTTCCTGTTATTGGGTTAGGTGTAGTCAGTATAGCAACAAATGCTGACTTAGCTATCACTCCTAAAGGCACTGGTGCTATTACTGCTCAGGTTGCAGATAGTACATCTACTGGTGGTAATAAGCGTGGTGGTGGGGCTGTAGACTTACAAACTACGAGGACCGCTGCCACAAGTGTGGCCTCTGGCGCTAACTCTTTCACAGCAGGCTCAAACAACACTGCCTCTGCTACTGCATCAATTGCGATGGGTTTATCAAATACAGCTTCTGCAATACGATCAGTAGCACTTGGAGCATCCAATACGTCATCAGGGCAAGGTGCATTCACTGCTGGTGAAAGTAATAATGCCACCGCAGCAGATTCCATAGCTATTGGGAATGGTAATACCGCATCTCTAAACTATAGTGCAGCACTCGGTGGTACTGGTAATATGTCCAACGGGATGTACTCAGTGGTGGTTGGCGGCACTAATGGGACCAATAGAGGTATTGCTGGGGTAAGTTCATGGGCTTCTTCTGGTGCTGCATTAGGTAGAACTCAGACCGAGCAATTCCTTTTACGAGTAGACACTGTAGGCGCAACTCCCACACGCATAACTACTGACGGGTTAACAGCAAGTTCTACCAATGGACCTGTACTCCCCAACACCTCCACCTACTACTGCCGAATACGCATCTCAGCCCGCAATACTACTAGTGGAGATAGTGCAAGCTGGACAGGTACGGCGCTAATCCATAGGGAGGCTAACGCTGCAAGTACAGTGCTAATCGGAACTCCCGTCATAACACAAGACTATGCAAGCGCATCTCTAGCGACTGCCGCAGTAGCTATCACAGCAGATACAACACTAGGCGCTCTTGCAGTTACAGTGACAGGGATTGTAGCTACAAACATTCGCTGGGTGGCACACGTAGAGACTCTGGAATCTACTAACTAAGAGATATGATTATGGGCAGTGGGCAGCTTGTCTGCCCTGTGCTTAAAGAGTAGTATGTACACAAATGGCTGCGCAACAGCCTTTAAAAACAACGTAACGGCAAGACCTTTTCAGCAAGTCTCCTATTGTGGGGTTTGTTACATTGTCCCCGTTGCGACAACTGGTGACTTGACTAAAAGGGTTTTAAAAATGAATGGTCTAGTGGGTACAATGATTGGTAATTTGAAGTGCCTGAGGCAGGAAGGGGTGTATCAGAACCCTAATCCGGCGAAAGGTAAGACTTTACTGTATGTCTTTCTTTGTGTTTGCGGTAAAGAATTTACTTCTGCCAAATACCCAATCCTAGCAGCAACTCGGGTATCTTGTGGCTGTATGCGTAAAAACAGAAAACATGGTCGTTGGGGTGAAGAAGAGTATAATGTTTGGAATCTGATGGTTCAAAGGACCACAAATCCTAGTAATGACTCTTATAAAGCTTACGGGGCGAAGGGTCGGGGAATAGATGATTCTTGGTCTGACGAATACACAGGATTCAGTACCTTTATTAAAGACATGGGTAAGCGCCCAACCTCAAAACATACAATAGAACGAGTTGATGTTTATTCAGGGTATTCAAAAGAAAATTGTATTTGGACAGATGACAGAAGTCTTCAAGCATATAACACAGGTATGTTTATCACTAATACTTCTGGACGTACTGGTGTTATGTATCAACCCAATGACTACTCTCCATGGCGAGCATCCATCTGTAAAAACGGAAAGGTATACTCAAAACGTTGTGCAACTTTCGAAGAAGCTGTTACTTGGCGGCGGATAAAAGAGCTTGAACTGTTTGGGTTCACAAAGGACAATCAAAAGTGACTAAAAAGATTACAAATCCAAATCCGTCACCAGATACTAGGTTTGACGGCCCTAGAAGTAATAGGAACACTAAGGGTAATTCTAAGGTTCGTATCAATAAGAGTAAGTTGCGTGAGCTAGCTGACAAACTACTTGAACGACAAGGTATTGCACTTGAGCTTATTGATAAGAGTCTGAATAGTAAGCCTGTCGATCCAGATGCAGTGGCTTCTGCCAAGTGGGTGATTGCTTCCATCAACTCCGTTATTAAGAGTGCTAGTGCAGAAGAACTTGGCAGTTTCAATGCTCGACTTAAAGGGAAGCGAGAGGATGAGATTGAGGAACAAACTCCTGCTGAAATCTCCCGCGAGCTGAAACCAAGACTATCTCTTGTTTATGTAGATCCAAATGAAGACGACGAAGAGTAAAGTAGCTTTATAGGAGGCTCTCTAATAGGAGCTTTCAATTAAGATTATTTATTGTAAACACTTGACTTATAGTGTAGCACAGTGGTATTCTTTGCTCCTTGAAACAACTAACACAAGGAGATGGCTATATAGCCTACCATGAATACTTACAAGCTATTGATTACAAGTGCTGACTATCACGGTGTTAACTTCATTGAGAACATTGCTAAATATGCTGCCAAAGGCGCAGTGATTGATAAGAGTGTTCATTTGTTCAATGATTACCCCCACAGTTGTACAATGGATTTGGTCACTACAGAGTTCCTTACATCTGACTTAAACGTATCTGTCATCACTATTCAAGAAGCTTGGACTAAAGAGTATCTTGATAAGCTGGAATGGGCAGAGTTTAAAGCAGTGGTTAATGTCAAGGTTCCTAAAGGACGTGATCGCGTAATTATGACACGTCAGTTCCTTGAAGCTGTTGGGAATAAAGAAGAAGTTTAAGTAATACAATGAGAGCGAACGGATTTGCAAGTCCTTCTAACTGCCAACTCAGTTAGATAGCTCTCGCCTAATTTAATCTAGTTGGAGATGTAGAGTTTTGAAATATGTTGAAAGTTTTATTTCAAAAGCAAAATCTATACACGGTGATTTATATGATTACAGTCTTGTAGAAGACGTAGGTTATAAAGTCCCAGTAACGATTGTTTGCAAAGTTCACGGCCCCTTTATACAGAGGAAGGATGTCCACTCAAGAGGTGGTGGCTGTAAGAAGTGTTTATTTGAGAATATGCCGCTTAAGCGTACTATTTCAGATTTTGTAGAAGAAGCCTTATCTATTCACAATAACAAGTATGATTACTCGCTAGTTACAAGTGCTAAAACCACTGATAAGATTGATATTATTTGTCAGTCACACGGTGTTTTCAGCCAAACAGTTGCACACCACCTTGTTTCTAGGGGCTGCCCTGAGTGTAGTTTTGATGAACAACGCTTATCTCAAGAAGACTTCATTACGAAGAGTAGTGAGATTCACGAAAATAAGTATGATTATTCTGAAGTTGTTTTGACCAAAGGGTTTAAACAAAAAGTCAATATCACTTGCCCAATTCATGGTGTGTTTAGCCAAGATGCCGGAACACACATGTCAGGGAAAGGTTGCCGTAAGTGCGGTAGTGAAAAAGGATTGAAAGCAAGATATCCTGAATACACTACAGAATTCTTTATTGAACGCTCTAAAGAAGTTCATGGAGATAAGTATTCTTATTCGCTATCAGAGTATATAAACACAGAAACAAAGATTAAGATTATCTGCCAAGAGCATGGACCTTTTGATCAAAGACCTTTATGTCATATAAAGGGTAAAGGTTGTGCTAAATGTAGGAATGACAATACAACTTATAATTTCATACAAAAGTATAGGGATAACCCTGAGCTTGGCTCTAGAGATGGAATTATTTATATTTTAGAAATCTTCAATGAAAAAGAAAAGTTTCTGAAATTAGGTATATCGTCAGATAGTTATGGAAGATTTAAGAAGTACAGGGCAGACTTCAAGAAGGTAGGGTATTCATTCAACATTCTTTTTAAGTTTGAGACTACTAATTATATTAGCGCAATGGTAGAAAACGACATACTTAAAACGATGAGACGAGAAAACAATACCTATACACCGACTGAGAATTTCTCAGGAAAAGGGGAGTGTTTATTTCTCAAGTGTCTAGATGATATTGTTAATCTAGTTCCTGTAAAGTTGAGTGAATATACAGTAACAGGTGAGACTTATGGCTGATATTACATTAGGGCCTAAGAGCCGCAAACAAGAAATGTTTTTGAACAACGATGCTGATATTGTTGTGTTCGGGGGTGCTGCTGGTGCTGGTAAATCCTTCTTGGGTGTCATGGCGATGCTCAAATGGGTTCATCTACCAAAGTTTCGAGGGGTTATGATGAGGCGTGTAATGCCTCAAATTACAGGCCCCGGAGGTATTTGGGAAACTGGACAGGATATGTACCATTCATTTGGTGCAGTTGCTAGGACCAAGGATGTTAAGTTTGTTTTCCCCTCGGGAGCTACTATTGTAGCGAGGGGTTGTGAGCAAGAGAAGGATAAGTACAATCTACAAGGTTGGCAAGTAAGCGCATTCCTCCTAGATGAAATGCAACAATTTGAAGAGTCCCAAGTAGTTTATTTCATCTCTCGTATGCGTACTGACGCAGGAATGAAAACTCAGATGCTCGGGACTTGTAACCCTTTATATGAGTCGTTTCTAAGGGTTTGGCTTGAACAGGCTGGCTACTTAGATGAAGATGGTATTCCTTTAGAACATAGGGCTGGAGTTAAGACTTGGTTTATACGCCAAGGTAATACAATGATTTGGCGTGACTCTGAAGAAGAGTTAATAGAGCAGTATGGCGAAAGCTGTGGCCCAATGTCCTTTTCCTTTGTGCCAGCAAAATGTACTGATAACCCAGTTTTGATGGACCGCGACCCAACCTATCTTTTCAAACTTCAATCCCTCCCTAGGGTTGAGAGGATGCGCCTCCTAGACGGTTCATGGTATGCAAAAGAAGACAGTAGCTCACTGTTTAATAGGTCGTGGATTGAGGAAGTTGATTACCCGCAACAAGAAAAGTGTATGCGAGTCCGGGCATACGATCTAGCTTGCAGTTTAGTATCGGAGCTGAACGTTTCACCCGACTACACTGCATCTGTTCTTATGTCTAAAACTGCTGCTGGTGAATATATAATCGAAAACGTAACTCGTTTTCGTGGGCGTCACGGCGACGTAATGCGGACAATTATACAGACAGCTGTTAATGATGGACCTGATGTAGTTGTTGTCATCCCGAGGGATCCCGGTGTGGGAGGTGCAGCCTACTGCCAAGAAATCATAAAGCAGTTAGTTGGTGAAGGTATCACAGCTAAGGCAATGCCAACAGCGGGGCGTGGTGGTAAAGTACAACGATTTGGTCCCTTTGCTACTGCTGCTGCAAATAAGCTTATTAAGATGGTTAGAAATTGTACCGATGACTTTGAGAATAAAGTCCTTGGTAATAATGAGACATTTTATGATGAGCTAGAACGTGTTGATCCTCTGAATACTCGGAAAGGACACAATGACATGTTTGACTCAGTTGCGGACGCATTTGAGGCAGTAAATAAGAAACTATTCATACCTGTCTTCAGCCTACCACCAATGTCCAAATCTAACGAATTCAATTTTTAAGCCTTCTTATAAGGCCATCTCTTACAAAGGAATAACATGGCAGAAAACGATAATTTAAATCTCTCTGCCGGGGACAATCCTGCTCTGAGAATAAAAATGGGTGAGCAAGGTTGGACAGGTCTTCGTGAGTTCTCCGGCATTATCCTTGAAGAGATGCGGAAGGATTTGCAATGGCCTCGCTGTAATCGAACTTACCAAGAGATGGCAGAGGATGCAACAATCAACTCCGCACTTTCCCTCTTTGCTATGATGATTAGTAGGGTTGAGTGGAATGTTGTTCCGCCCAAAGATGCTACGGAAGATGACCTAAAGAAAGCTAAGTTTATTGAACAGTGTATGGGTGACATGGATCATAGTTGGTTCTCCTTTATTAAGGAAGTCACTAGCATGTTCACTTACGGTTACTGTGTTAATGAGAAAGTATTCCGTCGTCGTAAGAAGAAGAATGGCAGTAAGTATGATGATGGTTTAGTTGGTATCAAGAAGATGCCTATCCGTTCTCAGACTACTATCTATCGTTGGTTGTTTGAAGAGACTGGTCGTGAAATGACTGGTGTTGTCCAAGACACTAGCTTCTTAGTAGATGGTTACAAACTAGCTAACAGTAAAGAGTACGGTGGACAGATTGATATCCCTCGTGAAAAGTTCCTACTCTTCCGAACAGATGTGAGTCGTGATAACCCACAGGGTAAATCACCTCTTAGTAAAGTATATAAAAGCTGGCGTTATCGTAAGCAGATTGAAGAATCTGAAGCTGTTGGTATCACTCGTGGCTTAGGTGGTATCCCCTCTTTTGAAGTCCCTGTTGCTTACTTAGCTGCTGATGCCACACAAGATCAGAAAGACACTGTAACTGCTTTCCAGAATATTGGACGTAACCTACAGAACAACGAACAGGCTTGTATCATCATGCCTAAGTTCTTTGATGATCAGAATAATAGCTTGTTCAACTTTGAGTTGATTGGCCCACCTAACGCTTCACAGTATGACACCAACGCTGCTATTGTCCGCTGGGACAGTAAGATTCTACAAGCACTGTTTGCTGATATCCTGCAAATGGGTAACAGTGGTAGCGGTAGTTTCAGTCTAGCAACAAGTAAGTCTTCTATTGTGCATATGGCTGTAGAGAACTACTTGAAAGAAGTTCAAGACCCTCTTAATGCTGACCTTATCCCACAACTATTTGCCTTGAATGGCTGGGAATTAGATCGTCTCCCTACTATTGAATTCCAACAAGTTGAAGCTGATGACCTAGATGTTCTGTCTAAGTATTTGCAACGGGTGGCATCAGTTGGACTCATAGAGGTTAGTCCAGATAATATCAACCAGATTGCTGAATGGGCAGGACTCCCTACTCGTGCTAAGAGTGATGAAGATGTTGAGTCTCTTAAAGAGCGACTTACAATGTCTACAACAGGTGCTGGTGAAGGGATGCAAACTGCTGGATCTGGCACGGCAACTAAACCCGGTGGATCTGATAAGTCAGTCTCCAACTCAGAAAATAACTAGGATGCCTAATGACTATTGATAAAGATACAAAGAAAGGCATCTTAGAAGGTTTCTCTACAATCCTAGAGAAATACTTTGGACCTTCTGAACAAGAACAAACACAAGAAGTTGTAGACGAAGAGATGGTTAGTTATGAGGTTGTTTATGAACCTCTAATTAAAGATGCTCATGGTGAGTGGATGTCTGAGTCTACGATTGCAGATGCCTGCATTAACTTCAACAAGAACCTTGAGAAAGGTATTGTAAGTCCTAACTTGTTCCATCTTAAAGACACTGACGCTTTCACTATTGAATCAACATGGGTTCAGAAAGAGTTGGATGTCAAGGTGGTGCAGACGGGTGAAGTTATTAAGGCTGGTACTTGGATTGCTAAGATTAAGTATAACGATGAATCACTCTGGAATCTAAAGAAACAAGGGATTATTGGGGGTGTGAGTATTGGTGGTCGTGGAGTTGTTAACCAAAAGACTGGCGAAATCACTAACGTAGTCTTTGACGGAGAATAACAAGTTGCCTAAAGAAATTAAAAAGAAAGCCCCTCACCTAGCATTGACACATAATATTTTGCAGGGTGGTGCTGCTAATGGCCGTAATGTCTCTCTTCTAATGAAGGCAGGTGTAGAGCTTACAGATGATATCACCAAAGCTCTCGTAGCTCTTGGAATTAATAAATCAGCTTTCCAATCTGAAATCTCAAGTCTTATCAGCTCTGCTGTATGTGAGACTTTCAAAGATGAAGACGATGATAGTTGGCTTTATGTAGAAGATTATAATGATTCTGTTGTTATCTTCTGTACAGATGATGGCCTATATTCTGTAGGTTATTCTCTGGTAGATGGAAAGGTTGTCCTAGATGACCTAGCCAAACCTGTTGTAGAGGTTGTTAGTTATCAACCTACCAGCGGGGATATGCTTCTGTCTGATGATGCGGAAGATAAACTTGAGGAGGGAGTATACAGTCTTGTTACTAAAGCCCTTCAAAATAAAACAACCCAAGAGCATTTAGCTCTTATGTTTAAAGCACAAGAACTTAAAAAGTCTGAGGTAGAAATTTTGGAACAAGAAATTAAGAAAGCAGTTGATGCTGCTGAGTTGATCCTAAAAGCACAACTTAAAGAAAAAGATGTATTGCTAGAGAAAGCTCTTGCTGATGTAGCTGCTTTCACTGCTGACAAGCTTGAAGTGTTGGCTAAGGC